CTACGACGACAACGCCGCGGCCAAGGGCGCGGACTATTCGGCCCGCCTGATCGTCGCGACCGTGGTCGACGAGGCGGGCTCCCCCCTCTTCACGGACGCCGACATCCCGGCGATCCGCGAGATCCCGGCCCAGTCGCTCAAGGACGTCGTCCAGGCCGCCCTCCGGGCGAACCGGATCCTGGACGACCCGGTCGGGGACGCGGAAAAAAACTGAGGACGCCGGAAGGCTGGCCCCGGCTGTTCCTGCACCGGCTGGCCCTGGCTCTCGGGAAGAGCCTGACCGAACTCCGGCGGCTTCCCGCGAGCGAACTCGACGAGTGGATGGCCTACGCCCGGGTCGAGCCGTTGCCGGACCCGAACGCATGCCAGGCGAACATCGTCGCGAGGTTGACCTACGCCTTCACCGGCGTCGAGGCCTCCCTCTCCGAAGCGATGCTCACGACGGAGGCGACGGCGAAGCACGAGAAGGAGGCCGAGCGGGCCGTCCGAGAGTCCCGGCGGCTGTCCCCCGAGCGGACGGCGGGGATCCTCGGGGCCGGCCTGGCGGGGAGGATCGACGAATGCGACTCCGTGCCCGATTCGAAGGCGAAGAGCCGGTCATCTACGACGAAGCGACGGGCGCTGTGATCCGGAATCTGACCCGAGTCAGGGTCGACTGGGCCCTCGGCCAGCCCGTCGAGCTGTCGGCCACCTGGTCGGTCGAGCCGGCCGAGGTCCCGGAGGCCGCGGAGGCCGTGGACCCCTCGGGCCGGAGGCTCACCCGCGCCGACATCCTTCGCGAGCCGCCCCCGGCCGCCCCGGCCCCCGAGGTCGAGGCGATCCCGACTCGGCGGCCCCTCTGATGCCTCGCGGTGTGTTCGTCGTCGTGACCGGCGTCGAGGACGTCGACCGTCGGCTCAAGGCCCTGGAGCCGCGGGTCCAGAAAAGGGTCCTACGCCAGGCGATGCGGGAGGCGATGAGGCTGGTCCAGGCCGAGGCCAAGGCGAACGCCCCCGACCCCGCGACGTCGCGCTACGCGACCGGGGCCACGAAGAGGGCGATCAAGGTCCGGGCCTTGAAGTCCCGCAAGCGGGGTCGGCTCGGGATCGAGGTCCGGGTCGGACCCGGCGACTACAAAGGCGACACGTATTACGCGGCGTTCCTGGAGTACGGGACGAGCCGAATGGCCGCGAGGCCGTTCATGACGCCGGCGTACGCCGCGGCCGGACCGGCGGCCCGGGACGCGGCCATGCGGCGGATTCGCGACGGGATCGAGGCCGAGGTCCGGAAGCTGGCACGGGGGTGAGAGGTGGGCTTGATCGGCACGATATCGATCGCGATGACGGCCGACTCGTCGCGGCTCCGCAAGGACCTCGGCGAGGGGTCGAAGCAGGTCCAAGGCTTCTCGGCCTCGATCGCCGCGAGCCGGACGGCCGTCATGGGACTGGCCGGGGCCCTGGGGGCCCTGGCGGGGGCGAAGGCCGTCGGGTCGCTCTTCGAGGCGGTCAAGGCGGCCTCTTCGCTCGAAGAAGGGATGAACAAGCTCTCGGCCGTCTTCCGGTCGCAATCGACCGACGTCCAGGGCTTCGCCCGAGAGCTGTCCGCGACCTATGGGATCGCGATCACGGAAGTGACCGACGACCTCGGCCGGATGGGCTCGATGCTCGCCGGCGCGAAGCTCGACCCGGGCTCGGTCGCGAAGATGTCGAAGGACCTGGTCAGCCTCGCGAACGACCTGGGGCGCTTCAACGACACGTCGTTCGAAGTCGCTTTCCAGAAGCTCCGATCGGGCCTGGCCGGCGAGTCGGAGCCGCTCCGGGATTTCGGGATCTTCCTGACCGAGGACACGGTCCGGGCGAAGGCCTTCGCGATGGGCCTGGGACAGCTCGGCGGGAAGCTGACGGACGCCGAGAAGATCCAGGCCCGGGCCAACCTGATCTTCGAGGCGGCAGGCCCCGCGATCGGGGCCGCGGCCCGCGAGGCCGACGGGACCTCCGCGAAGATCGCGGCCCTCGCCGGGCGGTGGGAGAACCTCAAGCTCGCGGTCGGGGAGACGTTCGCCCCGGCGGTCGGCGCGGCCCTCGGGAAGGTCGGGGAGGCCCTGAAGGCGCTCGAGGTCGGCTGGCGCGACAACGCGGTCGCGGCCGAGGACTGGGCCGGCAGGGCCCGGAAAGGGGCGGACGGCGTCTCGACTTCGGTCCGGGGGAAAGCCCCGGCCGACGAGGAGTTCAAGGACGCGGGGAGCTGGTGGTCCGGCTCCTGGAGCCTGACTCCGGC